CAGCAGTTTACAATAAAATTATTGGACAGGAAGATATTGGGGATAGAATATTTAGCACTAAGATTAAACTGTTACCGGATGAAGTTCAATTGCAGAGATTTGAAGCGATACTTGTTCAGTCATTGGCGGCTAATCCAGAACTAAATATGTTCGTCAACCAATTTGAGTTAATGAGAGTAGCGAAAGAAGATGTGAAACTAGGAGAGGCTTTGTATAGGCAAGCACAAAAGAAATTGATTGTATGGCAGCAGCAAACAGCACAGCAGAACCAACAAGCTACTATTCAAGGACAAATTCAATCGGCACAAGCAGCAGAGCAAGCCAAAGGTCAAAATCTTCAAATGGAGTTACAGATGAAGGGACAACAAGCGGAACTTGTAGGTAAGGTTGATAAAGAAAAGATTGCACTAACGGGGACATTCAATTTACTAAATACGCTGTATGCGCCACAAAAAGCTGGAGCAGAAGGCGGTTCAGTAGAACGGCCACCACTGCCCCCCGAAGTGCAACAATTAATTCAGTTAGTAATTAAAAACATAGCAATACCACTTGCGGTGGATAACGCTGGAATGATTGATGGAATAACCCAATCACAACAGCAGCCTCCTTCGCAGGAACAGCAACAACAACCGGAACAAAATCAACAACCGCCCATAGCGGCATAAAAAGAAAAATATGGCCACTCTTTCATTCACCAATACTCGTGCTAGTCAAAGTTTAAATGGACAAGCAGTTTTCGTAACGGTAGCTTCCGACGAACTAGATGACTTGCAGGATATTTCAGAAGGTATGCTTGCTAGTAACGATTCCAGCGGGAGAACGGGAACGGTTGGCAGGGTCGATTATTTCGGCAATGGGTTTCAGGTAATCCCTATCCAACCAAATACAAATTTTTCTTCTGTGTCAACATACGGTTATTTGGCTGTAGATGAAACAGTAGTAGTAACACTTTAAAAATTTATTTATGGCAGTTCAGCAAGTTCTAGATATAACAGCAGACTTAAACGATAATACTATTTGCCAGTTGGATATTGGAGGATGGGATTTTGCCGTAGTGCAATTGGCAACAGTTGTTGGAACGTGGAGTTTCTTTACCACCATTGATTCTGGTGATATAACCGGAGTATCAGATGGTAGCGCAACTTCAGCAACAAACTTTATTGCAGTACAGGGTACAAACCTAGCTACGGGTTCAGGAGTAACATCACTCGCCACAGCAGGACTTGTTAAGTTCTCTGGTATCGGCAGGTTCTTAAAAATAAGCGGAGGCACTTCGGTATCAAAAGGTCTCGTCCGCCTTTATAAAATTTGTTAATAAACTTTTATGTCAGAACAAACATCAGTAGAACAACCAGTAAGTGTAGTAGAAAATCAGACAAATCCATTCGCACAAGATGTGTGGAGCGAGAATGCCCCTACACCAAAAGTAGAAGAAAAACCAATAGTAGATACGCAAGTCGTCACCCCTACTCCACCAGTAGAAGCTACATCCCCAGTTGAAGAGGAAGAAATAATAGATCCCAATGAGTGGCTAAAAAGAGAGTACGGTGTCGATAATGCTGACATCATCAGACAGGAAAGAGAGGAATTAAAGAAGTTAAGAGAAACTAAACCTGAAGAAATAAAGTTTGAAAATGAGGATAGTAAAAGAGTTCTCGAATTACTCAAGCAGGGAAAGATTAAGGATGTGGTTGACATTTATAGTACACAAGAACAGTTAAATAAATTCACATCTGGAGAAGTCACCAAAGATAGTGCAGCGGATATTATTAAACTAGGAATGCAATTATCCAACAAATTGCTTACTAAGGATGAAATAGATTTTGACTATAATCAGAATTACGGAATACCAAAGCAGCCAGTACAAAAAGATACTGAAACGGATGATGATTTTGCTGAAAGAATTGAAGTATGGAACGAAAGGGTTAAGACTGTTGAGATGAAAAAAATAATCGATGCAAAGAAGGCTATCCCACAATTGGAACAATTGAAGACAAAGATAGTTTTCCCAGAATTTGAAAAACCACAACAAGCAACAAATAACGAGCCTAGCCCAGAATCAATAGCGGCTATGCAAAAGATAAGAGATAATTTTTTACAACAACTAGAAAGCAACTATTCTAAAGTCGAAGGGTATACAACATTGGTAAAAGACGAATCAGTTGAAATACCAATTCAGTTTAAGATACCCGATGACCAGAAACTTGCAATAAAAGGAAGGTTAGAGCAGGGAATGAAGATTGATGACTATATCGGTGACAGATGGTTTGATGTAAATGGCAATCCAAAAATTGACCAAATCATTACGGACATTTTCGAATTAGAAAACCGTGATAAAATTCATGCAGGGATAGCCAATGCAGCCGCAAGTAAGCGACTTGAAGAATACATCAAGACAGCTAAGAATGTAGATATTAATAAGACCCCGCAAGCAACTTTCCAAAGTCAAAATGGCAATCAAAACGTGTCACCCTTTTCACAAGGAGCATGGAGTGAGAAGCCACCATCATTAATTAACAATTAAATTTTATTTAGAAAATGGCTGGAATACCTACATCTAACATTCTCCAACCAGGCAATATTTCCATTGTCGGCGGTGTGACGAGAGCGTTAGTATCGGATTTACAGTTGCTTACTCCACAATACTACAAACAGTATGTAGAGAAATATGGCAACGAAGATTTTACATGGTGGTTAGCCACCTACGGAGGCATGGAAGAAGTGCTTAACCGTGATTACTTCTGGTTTGAAAACAGGGGTAAATTGATGACAGGCGTACAGGCGGCAGCCGATGTATCGGCGGCAGCGGGAGCAACAATTACCCTTACACTTGCCGCAGGTTATCATTATAATTCAGGGACACAAGCCCCTATCAGAGCAAAAGAAACAGTGAGAGTAGCCTCAACAAATGTTGAAGGTGAAATCCTTGCAATCACAGCTACAACACCTAGCGCATGGACATTCACTGTCCGTCCTAAAATATCTACTGAAGCACTTGCTTCTGAGGGTAGTGGAAGCTTCCTTGCTACTGATGCACTTTTGTTCGGCGGTTTCATGGATGTTGGTGAGGCGTCAACCTCAATCGCTCCAATGATTCAGCTTGACCAGAAGTACACAAACACCATTACTGAAATGAGGGAAACGTGGACAGCCACAGACCTTGCAGAAGCTACCGATGTATATTACACTGGTGGTTTTTCAGGTGATGTTCCCGCAGGTGGTGGACAGGCTGGTTATTCTTTGTTCACAAAGAAAGGTCTTATCAAATCGAATACTCGTTTCAAAAATGATGTTGAGTTCAAGTTGATGTTCGGAAATATTGTGAACAACACTGGGCTTACATCTGATACATCTGTTGGTTCGGAAGGTATCATCCCTAAAATTCTAGCAGATGGTGAAACGGTTGGTTATACACCAGGAAACCTTGACATTGCTAAACTCCATGAAATTACAAGGGTAATGGATGTCAATGGTGCAGCAAACCAATGTATGTGGATGCAGGACATCTACCAGAATCAAAACTTCTCTGATGGTTTATTCGCAGCTTATCCCGCAGGAGCATTTGTATGGGGAACAGCCGAAAAATCTCAAGAGGCAGCAATGACCTATGGTACTCGCCAGCTTTACATCGACGGTTATATGTTCTCGGTTAAAAAGTACAAACAATTTGACCCTGAATATGTATATGGTGTAACTCCGCTTATCGCTCGTTTCAGAAACTATGGATTTATCTATCCTCAAGGTGAAACAAGAGATGCGAAGGATGTAACCAAGTCATACAAGAACATTACCATCATGACACAGCCTGTTCCTAAAGGCGGTTCGATTGGTAACAACATCAGAGTATGGCAACATGGCGGTGCATCAACGAATCCGACAAACGGAACGATGAACGATAATGTAGAGCTTTACACTTTGCGTGGCTCAAGGGTGGTGGCAGCGAACCAGTTCATTAATGTAGAAGCATCATAAAATCGGATGAAACAAGCAGCCTCAATCTAGGGGCTGCTTTTATTAAACTGTCCCGTTATTTCGGGAGGTCATAAGCCTTAAATAGTAATAAAAAAAACAAAAACAAAATGGCAACAATTAGAGACGTGCAGTACTCCATAAATGGAGAGCCGTTACAAAAAAGTAAACTAGGTAAAGATTTTAGGGGACTCGTAACCTACCCAAAAGACAAAAATGGTAAAGTTGTTTATCCAAAAGAAAAAGATTGGTATTTATTCAAATTAGTCGATAGTAATAAAAAGGGAGGAGTCAGGTTATCAAATACCGATGATGTAAAAAATCCAACTACAGGTAGAGTAGAGAGAATAAGGTTATTGAGTGGCGTTGATACTATTTGGCAGAAAGAACAAAAGGACGTAACCAAAGAGTACGCACAAATAAACTGGGTTGAGCTAAGGTTCTTTAGAAATCAGAAAATGTTACGTGTCTCTAAAGACAACCCAACGATGCTTGAATATTTAAGAGTAACAAATTCAAACATTGGCAATCCAGATAGGATAAGGGGAACTAGGCATGAGTTCTATGAGTATGATTCAGCTATTGCAGAAAAAGAACAATTTGAAAGAGAAGAGTTTGAATTGGAAATGGCAATACTAGCGAAGAACTCAAAAGTTCCTGAGATGAAAAAACATGCAGCATTCTTGGGTATAAGAATGATTAATGATGTTGGAGAGCCTAAAGGAGAGGATGGGATAAGGAGAGAATATGTGATGTACGCAAAAAGAAACCCAGATTACTTCAAACTAACAATGAATACAGAGGAAATAGAAATATCATGGCAGGTAAGGAAATGTATTTCTGAATCATTGATTGAAACGGGAAGAGAAGCGGGGAAGATATTCTGGGCTAATGGAGGAGGAATGATATGTGCAATTCCGCAAGGAGAAAATGCCCAAACATACTTGACAAACCTAGCGATGACAAATAGTAAAGAAGGGACTTTATTTAAAGAACAATTAAAACAAGTAGCTACATAAGCCAGCATCAGTACATATACGTCTATCAAACCATTTGCGAAGTGAATGGTAAAAGCTATGTTGGCATTCACGCCACCGATAATATAAATGATGGCTACTTAGGATGTGGTGTAATAATTAATAGACCATCATCAATATCTAGGAAATGTCCATTTCATAATGCCGTAAGGAAGTACGGATATGCTGCGTTCACGAAGCATATCCTATCCTTTTACGATACCTACCAAGAAGCACTTGAAGAAGAAAAGTATATAGTAAATAAGGAGTGGGTAAAATCAAAGAGAAATTATAATGTAGCGATAGGGGGGAATGGATATTTACTTGCAGGATATGACAAGGAAACAGTTAGTGGCTTCTATAGGGGCAGCAAGAATCATAGGTTCGGAAAGCCAGCGCACAATAGAAAAAAGGTACTACAATATTCGCTAGACGGAACTTTCATCAAGCTACACGAATCGGTGCTAGAGGCTAGCGAATCCATAAATGATTCTCCAACTAACGTCACAAACTGCTGCAAGGGTAGGTATGGACAAGCTGGAGGTTTTGTATTTAGATATGAAACGTATAGCGATAGGGAAATGGATAAGCTAAATGGAGCCTTGCGGGGAAGGCATAGGATATATAATACAGACGGCTCATGGACAATGAGCGAAGAAAGTAGAAAGAGAATATCAATAAGCCAAACAGGGAGAAGGGGTACAATACCAAGCCTAGAATCTAGAGTCAAAATGTCTTTAGCTAAACTCGGTAAGAAAAGGCAGCCTCATTCGGAGGAAACAAAAGCTAAGATAGGCAAAGCAAATAAGATTGCTCATCTGAAAAAAATAGGAGGCGACATGGCTGGCAAGTACATCTCCTTGACCGCGAAGGATGGCGGCACGTTCCGCGCCTATTTCGCACCCGCCGCTTCGGGCAAGGGACCCGGGATCGTGCTCTGT